GTTAATGCTTGGCGGTGGAAAAAAGACCTATCCGGCGTTACAAGATATTGTTCCGAAGTATTTGCAGAAACGAGAAAAAGCTATGCAGTATGATGAAAAAACAAGCGACCTTGCGAAGTTTTTAGGCAAACAGTTTAATATTGCTCCTATAAAATTAGATTATTATCTTTACAATGTAGCCGGGCAAGTTGGCAGTATGTTTGAAAAAGGTGCTGAATTTATTATTGATAAATTGTCCGGAAAAACAGAAACAGGGCTTACTGATTTTATTACCGGAAATGTTACGGAAAAAGAAAAAGCATTTAGAAAGACCGTAATGCCATGGTTACAGGAAAGTTATTTTATTTACGGTAGAGAAATGCAACAGTTTTATGATGAAAAAGAAAAGTTCGAAGCGTTGGAAAAATCTCATAAAGAAGGATTAAGAAAATTAAATTCCGAAGAGTTAAAATATTTATCGGCTAATGCTCCGCATATAAGAACTATCAGTAAAAGAATAAAAGATTATAACAAGTTTGTTAAAAACGCTACCGATAACAGAAAAAATTTAACGTTTAAACAACAAAAAGAAAATGAACAAACTAAAATCAATATGGAAAATCAGATTATAGATTTGTTGCGCAAGTGGAAAAGAGCGGTTAAAAAAGCAGCTTAATTATAATTTGTAACAATTAAAAAGACTATTGTATTTTGCAATAGTCTTTTTTTTGTTGTATAATTTCAAAAAGAGGGAGACAATGGAAAATATTTTAAATATTTATGCTCAAGTGCTTAACTTAAAATGGCAGTTAAATGCTATGATAATAAATCAGGGTTTAGAGATTATTGACACAATAAACGAACACAAAAGATGGGAAAGAGAATACGAAGATAATAAAAAGAGAATTGATTTTCGGTATCAGCAAATAAGACAAGAAGCAGAAAAAAGATTTGGAAAAATATAAATAGTAATATAATAGATTTAAGTTTGGGTAAAATTTGGGTAAATTTTATAACGTTTTGGAAAGGTTTGGAAAGGTTGAAAAAGGTTGAAATTTATTCAAAAATCAATAAAAAGTCGTGTAAAACAGTATTAAAAGAGTGGAACTGCTGCCATCGTCTAGCGGTTTAGGACATCGCCCTCTCAAGGTAATATCTCTCGTCTATATGGGTAAAATTTGGGTAAATTTATTATTTAGATTTGGTTAATTTACTCTTTAATTCAAGCAATTCTTTTATCTTTTTATCGATTTCCTGAGGCGTGATTTGATGTATGTTGTATATATTATTTGCTATGGTTTGTTCTCTTTCCTTTGTGTAGTGAGCATAAATCTCTAATACTTTAGGATTTTTTATCCTTGCTACTTTCATTATATCCCTATCTTTTATTTCCGGATTATTTATTGCATGACTGACAAAAGTGTGTCTGCACATGTGAGACCTGCCTTTGCCTATAATCTCTATAAATCGTTTTTTTATTTGTTTTGAAATAACCGAGCGTGCATTTTTGCTTGTATAATCTTTACCGCATATAAAATCTGATTTACGTGGTAATTTTTTTATATAAGCAATAAAATCGGTTGGCATGGTAAGCGATATTCTGTTTGGATCCGTGCGTTTTGTTTTGAACGGATATATAAAAATTTTACCTGTTTTAAAATTAATATCCTGCCATTGAACCGACACAGCTTCTTTAATTCTTAAAGCAAAACTAAACATAAGCCAGCATATTGTTTTAATATGAGCCGGTTGAATTTGGTTTAATATTTTTTTTCTTTCATCGTTTGTAAAAAATTCTATATTTTTAATTAATTCTACAGGAGCGTCTTTTATAGGTTTTGCCGGGCTTTTTATATTTAACTCCAAAGTATTAATAGCGTAGGTCCACATGCTTTTAATTACATGTAGTTGTCTGTTTGTTGTGGACGAAACAACTGTTTTTCTGCGTTCCGCAATAAAACGATTTATATTTTCGTTATCTAATTCTTTTAAATATTTTATATGTAAAATTTCATCGATTTGTTTTATTACTGTTTTAACCGCTGATGGTTCGATTTCGTTCGGTATTACATAATTGTTGTAATAAAGTTGACAAAAATGAGACCATAAAAGAGAATCGATATTATATTTACCGTTATAATCTGCTTTTGATTTTTTTAGATCCAATAAAAATTGTGCCTGCTCAAGCTCGGCTTCTCTTTTTAATAAACTAACGCAAGTATGACGACGAAAATGACCGTCAACATCGAAGTATCTAAAACTGAATTTACCGTTTCTTTCTTCTAATTCTTGCATTGTTATTTTTCCAAATTTAATCCGGATAAATTTAATCGATTATTATTTTTAGAGTTCGATCTTAGAAGATCTCCTACAGTTGTAATATCTCCGGTTATAGTATTTAATCTAATATCTCCCCTGTTGTTAAAAGTATAGATATGTGTTGCTTGACCGACAAGAAAACCTATAACAAAAGCCAAAATAATAATTATTGTTGTTCGCATTTTTATCTTCTATCTTGACCGTAACCGTTGTAATATTCTGATGTTCTGTCGTTTCTGTAATAATTCGATCCTGTTTCTCCTGTATAGGGATTATAGTTATCTTTATAAGAGTAATTATCTCTTGACGTGTTATTTGGAGACGACCTATAATAACCATTTACATAAGTTCCATCTTTACGATAATAACCATTTACATATTGATCCGCCAAACATAACGCTGGTATCATCAAAAACAAACAGCATAATAGAATTTTTTTCATTTTTGTTTTCTCCTTAATTCTAATTCTTTTTTAAGCAATTCAATCTCTTTTTTAAGCAATTCAATCTCCTTGTCTTTTAGATCTTGTTTTTGGATTGTCTGATTTACTTTGCCTTTGGAGTTAATATTGATTTGGACGTCTGAAAAATTTTTATTATCATTCAATAAATCCTCTACAGATATATTTAGTGCCTTTGCTATCTTTTCTAAATTTTCTATTTTAGGATTCCTTGTTCCGCTTAGCCAATTTGTTAAAACTTGTCTATGCACACCAATCTTTTTTGCAAGGTCGCTCTGACTTAAACCTTGCTCTAATAATAAATGTTTAATTTTGTTTTTTAAATTAGTTATTTTCATTCTTTTAAAAAAATACTTGACAAACTTTTAAAAAAGTTTTACAATCAAATCAAAAGTTTTACAATCAAATCAAAACAAAAAATTGGCGAAAGGTAAAAAAATGGGTAAAAATCTTTTTTTCTTATCACAACAAACTTTTATAAAAAATCATAGCGACAACAATAATATTGTTGTATCTTTCGCCAAAAGAGAGCTATGAGCCGGCTGTAGGTTATCTTACCCATATCCTACAGCCTTTTATTAATTATAGCCGTTTTGTGTAGTTTTTGCAACGGTTGTAAAAGGTTTTAAGGGGGTTGTATGCAAGTAGTAAATGAAATTAAGCCCGATGTTAAGGAGCTTTTTGGCGACAAATATGTAAATGCGGAGTTTTTGAGACAATTTTTCGGTTTAAAAGATAGAGACGGAGTTTATCATCGTATGAAGATTTGGGGAATTGCAGGTAAAAAATTCGGAAACGGTTGTAAATATTGGAGTTTAAATAAAATTAAAAAGGAGCTGGACAAATGAAGGGTTATCAGGTTGATAAGGTAGGGAAATTATTGGAGAGAGTGTTAAGGTTTACTTATCACAAAACAAAAATCAAAAGAACTCCGTATTTAGACGGTATGATTATCCGCAATTATATTGTTACTCAAAAAATAAAAGGTAATACAGAGCTTTATAACGCTTATTTGCAATACACAAAAAACAAAACTGAAAAAATCGGCGTAGGTATGAGCAACGCCGGTGGTATGGGTTACGTAGTAGGAACATATCAGTTTGATTTTGATATTGCAAAAGCAAAATTAGACGTAATAAAAAAATATCAAGGAGAAGAAAAACATGTTTAGAATGATTTGGGCTGTAGTAAGAACAATTTTAATTCCGGCAGCGTTGGTTTGGTTTGTATGTAGTTTAAGTTGTGCATGGTATTTTAAAGTATTTATGATTTTATTTGTGGTTAATTCCGTGATTAATGATTACCGGATCGGCTATTGGAGAAACGAATTAAAAACAAGGATACATTTAGGAAGATGGTAGTTGAAGTTGTGGAGTTACCTGTATTTTATCAATGGGAAGATGGTAATTACGGCGTTAGAAAATTTAAATTGGAAGTAATTGAAAGCAGTATTAAAGAGCAGTGTAAGAAGTGTTTTTTTAACCTGAATAGGTTTCATTGTCCTGCGGTGCCATGCGGAGCGTTCGCAAGGAAAGACGGTAAATATGTTTATTTTAAGGAGACAAAATAATGGTTCCATTTTGGATTAGACGTTTTTTCTGTAAAGAATATAAAAAACCTTTATATTTAGCAATCTTTAAAAGCTTATACAAAACTACAAGTTATCCTGTTTTTGAAACAGAGGATAATCTTTTAGATCATCTTTATTTTTTATTAGGCAAAGAATGTTTAAAACCTTTAGAAGGAGCGAGTTTTTCTAACCCTTTCGGAGTCCATTTTGATGACGGTTGGAAAGTTTATATTCGAAGATGTAAAAATTTAGATGAATGTATTAAGTTCGGTTCGAACTTAAATTGTGATAAAAAAGATTTTAAACTACTTGTTTTATCAGATAGACAACATTTTGATTATTGGCACAAAAAACTTAATTTAGCTAAATACAAAAACGAATCCGGTTGTCATTTATATGTCGACTGCGATTATTCAACAGAGACTGAAATAAAAAACCAACAAATAGACGGAAGTTTTAAGTATATAGACTTTGTTAAAAAATACGGAAAATATAATTTACAAGTTTGTTAAAACGCAAGGAGAACAAAGAATGAGGGATTTTTCTGAAATGATAGAAATCGAAATAGACATAATATGTCGTTTGTTTAAACAATTAAACTTTAAATGTATAGATAAAAACAATATTTATAAAGAAATAGAGTCAAGAAACAGAGAAATCTTATCAAAACGAGAATATATTTTTCAAAACGATAGAATAAATGTTTTTCTTGAAGTCAGAAACACTCTTTGGAACAAAGGGAAAACTTATTTAATGATAATTAGAATAACAAATAACACTGGATTCGGATTGATTAATTTATGTGAAAGAGAATTTAATTTTTCATCCGAAGAAGTGTCAGTTATAGGAGATTTTTTTATTGCATTAACTGTTTTTATTAGAGAATATAAAAAATTTGAAACGCAGGAGCAAAACAATGTTAATGTTTCATCTAAAGAAAGAGTGGTTTGAAAAGGTAAAATCCGGAGAGAAAACACACGAATATAGGATTTGGAATAAATATTGGATTAATAGAATATATAAGCATTTAAACTTGGGAACTTATGTATATATTCCGCCTAATCCTAACATTGTTTTTACTTTAGGTTATCCTAAGAAAAACGACAAAGAAAAAATAATAAAAGCGATTATAAAAAGAGCAAGAATTATTGACGGTAAAGATACGGATTTAAAGTATAACGGAAAAGTTTTTGATATTGAATTTAAGGTATTAAAAAATGAGTAAATTTCAGGTAAAAAGCAAATTTAAACAGGGAGATACCGTCTATGTTACACATTGGTTAGGCGATAAACTGACAATAGATAAAATCACAATTCGTGTTGTTAGAGGAGAATTAATAGGGAATACTGTATTTATTTATTATTTAGACGACTTTAGACGAGTGTTTTACAACGACTATTGTTACAAAACGTTAAAAGGTGCAAGAATCGGCTTAAAGAAATTCATAAACAGAATAAAAAAGAAAAAGGGTTAAATATATGCGTTATATAACATTAAAAGAATTGGAAAATAGAAAAAAATTTTTAAAAAACAGAATCGAAAAATTGCATGCGGAGTATGTAGCAAAAGCATTACAAGAAGAAGACAGAAGAAAAAAAGAAGAAAAAGAACGGGAAAAAATTGCTAAAAAAAACAAAGAGATATTTTATCCGCATTTGCATTTTGAACGTGATTTTATGCATGAAGAAACAGAACATGTAAGAATGTTGCGGCATTGTATATCTGAAATAGATTTTTTAATTGAATTTATAAAAACAAAATTTGGCGACAAAGAGGGAATAAATAATGAAAATAGCTGATATGAAAATTAGTGATTACAAAGTAGGTAGAGTAATAGAAGAAGTCGATGGAAAAAAATGGATAATACAGAAAGTAATTCATAAAGACAACAGACAGGTTGTGGTTAGTGTAGGAAGAGGACATACTTTGCAGATTTTTTTCGCACTGAAAAAAGAGGACGAATAAATGATTAATACAATACTTAGATTAATTAAATATCATTACGAAAAAGACGAAGAGCAATTTAGAGATGTTTGCAGACAAATAATACTTGATTTTAGAACAATGGACAAGTTTGATTGTGCTGAAATGATAGCGGTGTATATGGGAGAAAGAAAAGAACATGTGTGGAGTGTAATGGATCCGGAAAGCGAAATTGAAAAAATGAAACGAGAAATAAGAGAACTCGAAAAACAATTAAAAAAGAAAAAAGATCTGTTTGTTAAATTTTTACAAAGGAAACAATTAAATGGACGACAAGATAGTTGTTGAGTTTAGCAGGAAAGAATTATTAGTGGTCTGCAAGGAATACAGAAAAACACACGGCTGTGAAGATGGATGTCGCAAAACCGACGATGATTTATTAATTTGTAATTTAATGTTTCCATGGGATTTGAATTTTAAAATTTTAAATAGAGAGTTTTGGCTTTGCATGGATGATATTCAAGAAATATCACAAGAAACAATAAACAGAGTAATGAAACATTTTAAGAAAAAGGAGAGAGCGGATGTCGATAACAACAAGAGATAAAATTCAGGCAATAAAAAGAGAGTTGGGATTTAGAAAAAAAGTATATCCTAATTTGGTTTTAGCTAAAAGAATGACACAAACTCAGGCAGACAGACAAGTTGCAATATTCGAAGAGATTTTAAAAGATTATGAAGATTTGCAGCAACGAGAAAACAAACAAATGAAATTATTTTAAGGGTGCAAAATGAAAGAATTTCCTCAAGATTTAAACGCTGAACGAGCTATAGTAGCTTGTATGGTTATAAATTCCGATACTATCGGCGAAATTTGCTCGAGATTAAACGAAAATGATTTTTATATGGGAATACACGCAGACATATTTAATGTATGTAAAAAACTATGGACAAACGGGCAAAGTGTCGATCTTGTTACGGTAAACAACGAATTAAAAAGCAATAAAATTTACGCCGAAAAAGGCGGTCCGGTTTGGCTTACTAATTTAATTAATAACGTCCAAACTACGGCGGGATATAGAAGTTATATCGATATTGTGCGAGAAAAAAGCATATTGAGAGCAACTTTGAAAGCGGCAATGCAAATTGCAAACGATGTATCAGAACAAACCAAAACTGCAAAAGAAATATTAGATAATGCACAACAAGAATTATTTGCCGTTGCAAGTGAAAACGTTAAAGATAATAGTTTGACGGAGATTTATAAAGATATTGTTTCGGCGGTGCAAAACATCGAATATTTGCATAGCAACAGGTCCGCTGTGCCGGGGCTTGCAAGCGGATTTGTCGACTTAGACAAAAGGATTGGCGGATTTCAAAACGGAGAACTGATAATTATTGCAGGGCGTCCGTCCATGGGAAAGACCGCTTTTGCGTTGAATATTGCCGAAAATGTGGCTACATCAGGTAAAGCGGTTGCGGTGTTTAGTTTAGAAATGAGCCGTAAGTTATTAATACAAAGGTTGTTATCATCCGTAAGCGGTATGAGTGCAAGTAAACTGAAATACGCAAATATTGCAGATAATGAATGGGCTGAATTATCTAATGCAGCTCAATCGTTAGGAAGTATGAATATTTTAATTGACGACAGTGCCGATTCTACGGCTTTTGATATTCGAAGCAAGAGCCGAAATTGTGCAAATAAATTAAAAACCAAAGGAAAGCATTTAGATTTGATTGTAATTGATTATTTACAGCTTTTAAGAGGAGATAGTAGTATTAAAGATAAAAACAACCAAATAGCTGATATTTCGAGGCAATTAAAAAGTTTGGCAAGGGATTTGGATGTGCCTGTTATTGTTTTAAGCCAGCTTTCAAGAGCTCCTGAACAAAGGGGAGTAAAAAACTCTATTCCGGTGTTAAGTGATTTAAGAGATTCCGGAGCGATTGAACAAGACGCAGATGTTGTTTTGTTTGTGTGGCGTGAGGGATATTATAAACCGAACGACGATACGGTGCAAAGAAACGCCAAAATACGAATAGGAAAAAACCGTAACGGTGCGTGTGGCGATATAGATTTAATATTCGAAGCAACGCAAACTAAATTTTTTAATAAGGAGAACGAGCAATATGGATGATTTATTTGAAAATAAAAGAAAAGGTTTAATCGATGTTGAAATATGGGAAAGATTAGCAGGGCTTAGGATCGCAGGAGAAACACATCAGGTGTTATATGTAATATTGGCTAAGACTTACGGCTACGGTATGAATAAAAATTGCATAGAAAACATCGAGTTTGTGGAACTTACCGGATTAGGCGTTACAAATGTTTTAAGAGGCTTAAAAAACCTACAGAATATGGGAATAATAATAAAAGAAAAAGTAGGCAAAAAAAACTATTTTACGGTTGTAAAAAATACGAAAAAGTGGCAACAAATTATCAATATTGATAATGCGGTTGAAAATTCAAATAAAAATCAAAAAAATAGCTTAAAGATAGACGATAACCAAGAAAAAAAGGATGTTAAAATTATCAATATTGATAACAATTTAAATAACGAAGAAAAAAAAGAACAAATTATCAATATTGATAACACGCTTGAAAATTCAAAAAACGACTTAAAAATCAATAATAATTTACAACAAAATAAGGAAATTATCAATATTGATAATAAACAAGAAATCAATTCAAAAATCAATGCAAATTTGAATGAATACGAAATTACAAAAAAAAGTTTTTATAATAATATATATATAAATAATATTAAAATTAATATCGAAGATATTAATAACAAAAAATCATTAATCAATTCTGATAACGCAAGTAAAAGACTTTTAGGTTATTGGTGTATGTTGTTTCAGTCCGAATTTAATAATCAATTTAAATGTAATTTTAAAAAAGATATGAGCATAATGAACAGAATATTTACAACTTATGGAGAACTTAAAGCGGCTTATATTATTAAAGAATTTTTTAAACTTGCGACGAATAAATCTGCTTGGCAATATAATAAATTTTCGTTGGAAGTATTAGAAACATCCTGTAATCAAATTTGTGTTGCAGCAGTAAATAAGAGAAAAGAACAAGAAAAACAAAAAGAACAAACACAACATATAGATATTAAAGAAAACAAAACACAAGATATAGTATATAAGACTGTGAATTTTAATGTAATGATGGCAGATTTAAAAAGTAAATACGGACAATTTGAAGCACTTAAACATATAGACGAATATAAAAAAAATTGGAAACAAGAACTTACGAGACTTGTGCAAGTTTTAAAAATTATCGTGCATAGGTAAAAAATATGTTGACATTTTTTTTAAAATATATTAAAATCAAATCGGCGAAAGATAAAAAATGGGTAAGAAGGACATTTTTTTCTTTGGCTTTTTTTATTTGCAGTTATAATAATTTAACAAATATGGACGGTAATAAGCAGAGTTAAACTCTGTTTATTGCCGTCTTTTTTATTTTATGACGAGAAAAAGACAAAATTTGTTGTTTGATATAGACGAATATAAAAGCAAAGCTCCAAAGATAAAATTGATTCCGGATGAAAAGTTTTACAAGTTTGTTAGACGAAAATATGTAGAACGGAAAATATCCGTTAATTATAAAAGCAAATTAAGATCAACAGAATATAACAGCTATTTGAAATTTGAAAAAAAAGCAAAGATAACCGCTTTAGGACGATATACCAAAATTGAAAGATTTGTTATTTTTTTACATTTTCAACTTGGTTACGGTCGTCGAAAAATACATAAGTTGATAGGTGTAAGCGAACGGCGGATATATGCTTTACTTTGCGAAATTAAATAATACCGTATTTGATACCGGTATAATGATTTTATCGTCTATAAAATTAAGATTTTAGAAGTTAAAAATATTAGGTTGTCGTGCATAAAAAATAATATGGAAAATACTGAAAATTTAGAAAAAATTAATCTCCCTGAAACAACAGTCAATGCAATAGTTTCTGACCTTTGCATAGGGCTTGTTTCGCACGACAAAATTGCAAAAAAACACAAAGTGTCGCCTGATACAATAACTAAGATAAACAGGCTCTTTGGGGAGAGAATAGGACAGGTAAAAAAGGAAATTCGAGACACCGTCCTTGCTACAACAAAAAATTGGGCGACAAAGACCGTCGAGAGTCTGCAAGATATAACAAAGGATATATTGACGGAAATAGGGCTTAAAAAGAAGAGAGAAAAAGCCTCATTAAGTCAATTAGCTATGGCGATGGCTATAGCAATAGATAAAATTCAATTGCTTTCAGGCGGAGTAACGCAACGCACTGAGACCGTAAAAATGACAAGTAAAGCCGAAATTATAGATATTTTAACCGACGGAAAACGACAAAACCAAAAAAGTATTGAAAATTCAACAAGTTTTGAGAGTGCTAATTTTGAAAAAAATAACGAAAAAAACGAAGATAATTCAAAAGTTACAAAAGTTTTAATTAAAAATATATTGAAAAATGAATCAAATTTAATGAATTAGGTGGTCTTTGGCAACTTAACATAACGTGAGTTATAGGAACAAAGCTCGTTTTTGCGGTAGTTATTTTAAAGGGTTGAATTTGACCTTTTAAGGAATGTTTTAAACTGATTTGGCGTGTGATAAAAAGTAAATTTATCGTGCATATATGTATTTTACATGATAAGTTTTAAAATGTCAATAGATGTCTGTATCAGGATCAGACAAAACAAACAATCGCACAAGCCATATCAGACACACAAACAAGCAAAAATAAAGCAAAGTTTCCGACGATAAAACAAAGAATTTGACGCCTGAACTTAACATAATATCAAGTTCGGCACCGGACACGGTTGCCGGTAGGTCCCGACAGCGGCTCCGGCTTATAAAATGTCAGCCTTACAGAGAGTTTTTTATAAAAAGCGAGATAATAAGGTAATAAAAACAATTTAATTTTGTTTTGGGCTAACGGAAAGGCTGAAATTTTAAGAGATTTATCTTTGTTGGTATAAATTAATGCTGTTGTAGTTTAAGCGGTTAAAATTTCAATGACTTTAAATCTGTCCACCGATAGATTTAGACAATTGACGATGTTTGTTCGAATCAAACCAACGGCGTTTTTAATTTTATCAGTTTTGATAATTTCGAGTTTTTAAGAAATTAAAAGCCTTTTATTAAGTGGTAGATTTTGAAAAAATTTTTTTTAAAGCCGGGCGGATTATCAATATTGATAATTTGCAAAAAAGCAACTTGCCAGCAACTTAAATTTACGACGATAAAATATATTTTTTCTTTTTTTCTCGGCTTAAAAAGCAACTTAAAAGGATAAGCAGATGAATTGTATTGATTGTAATTTTGCCACTGTGGAAGATAGTAAAAAAGGAACTTACTTTTATTGTGCAAAATTAAGAAAGAAAATAGATAGACCGTTTAGGCGGTGTATGGATAAAAAGGCAAATTTAAAAGACAAACATATTGATTTGTATATGAGATTGTATAAGAAATATACAACAAAACAGATTGCCGATAAATTCGGGTGGAGTTATAACAGGTTATACGCTTTTATACAAAATAATTTGTTGCCGATATAATGCTTTCTTAGTTTAGACGGAAGAACACCAAAGAACCGGTGTATTTGGGAGTGTAGGTTCGAATCCTACAGAAAGCGAAAAACATAGAAAAAGTTTTTTAAAAAAAGGAGACAGAAACAAAATGGTTGATTTAAACAGTGTAACATTATCAGGCAGAGTTACTGCCGATAGTGTGCAAAGAATGACTAACTCAGGAAAAGAGCTTACAAGTTTTGCGATAGCTTGTAATGACGATTACAAAAACAAAAATACGGGCGAATGGGTAAACAGAGCTTATTTTTTTAATTGTGTTATTTGGAAACCGATAGTATTAAAAAAAGGAGAACCGGTTATTGTTACAGGAAAACTTGAAACAAATACTGAAGAGTATAACGGAGAAAAAAGGACGTATATTAAAATTTCGGCAAACAGGGTTATGAAAGTTATTGTTGAAAAGAAAAACTCCGAAAATACGGCACAGTCTGACACGCAACAGCAAGATAACAGAGCCGTTGAGGAAGACGATATACCGCCGTTTTAATGCTGTCTCCTTAAAATACAGCATGGCTCCGTTATTTTAACTTTTTCTGGCGGAGCCAAAACGGCAGGCAGAAAAATAAAAAATAAGAGGATATTAAAATAATGACTTTTAAACAGTTTGTAAAAATTGCCGAAGTTGCAAAAGATAACGGATATAGAGAGTGTTATATTAAAAAAATAAATGCTTCTTTTTTGTTTAAGAAAAATATTTATTTTAACATGAGCGGAATTTACAGATATGAAAAAGGCAGGTTTGTTGTAGTTTGTGATTTTGAAAAAGTAAAAAAAGAAACAGCAGAAAATATTTGTAAATTATTAGGGTTTGAATTTAAGGAGACAAAATAATGACAGACGAAAAATTTGAACAAGTAGTAAAAAATCGTATAGAAAAAATAAAAAATGTTTTAGGTAATAAAGCCGAAGAATATGCAAGCAGAATTGACAGATTGCATAATTTTAACGAAGCAAGAAAGATTTTTAGATGTGAGACAAAAGAATACGCTTTACTCGGTATGCTAAACAAACATTTGGTAAGCGTTGTTGATATGATTGAAAAATGGGAAAAATACGGTATTTTACCAAGCGTAAGTATGGTTGACGAAAAAATAGGCGACACTATCAATTATTCGATTTTACTTGAGGCTTTATTTTTGGAAGATATTTTAAATAATGCAACAGAAAAAAATACGAACGGAACGTGTCATTGCGGAAAACACGAAGATAAGCCGAACGACGATGTAGAAACAAAAGAAGTCTTTGTAAGAGAAAAATGTATAGTTGTAAGGTTTAATGATAAAACAAATATAAATCAGCCGCTTAAGTGTCAGTGTGGCAATGAATTTTATATTGATAAAGTAGTGCACGGATATATTTTTCAATGTCAAAAATGCAAGCAACATTTTATTTTACAAGAGGATAAAAATGGTTAAAAAATATGCTGTTGTAGAAGTAAAACAAGGAGACTGTATATTTAGACAATTTGACACTTTTGAGGGAGATTATTTTTGCAATCATGATAAAGTGTGGCTTGACAGTAAAAACGATTGTAAAGGATGTAAATATAAAGATTGCGGAGAAACCGCAAAACAAATTAAAAGTAAAATAAAAACGGCTTTAATGAGAGAAAAAATTTTTAGTTTTGAACAGATAAAAACGGCGGTAAATGCCGTTATGAATTTTGTGGGAACAAAGGAATAATATTATGCCAAAGTTTTCAGAACAAAGTTTTTCGTTGCTTAGACAATGCCATAGAGATATACAAGTTGTTGCTATGGTTGTTATAGAAAAAATAGATTTTACTATTTTATCTTCTACTATAAGAACAAAAGAACAACAGGCACAGTATGTAAAAGAAGGTAAAAGTAAAACAATGAACTCTAAACATTTACTTGTTCCATCACAGGCGATTGATATTGCTCCTTATCCGATTGATTGGAAGAATAGAGAAAGGTTTGCATATTTAGCTGGATATTGGTTAGGAGTAGCTGAAAGATTTAAAAGCTTAGGACTTATAACGTCAAATTTCAGATGGGGCGGAGATTGGAACAGAAACGGAGAAACAAAAGACGAAAAATTTTCAGATATTCCTCATATAGAAATTATATAAAGGAGAAAAAAACTATGGCAAAGAAAAAAGAAGAGCAAAAACAAGAAGAAAAAACAGTAATGGAAGAGGTCGGAGTAAATCCAACAAACGATATTGAGCAAGAAAAACCTAAAACAAAAGAGACGCAAAAAAAATGTGGAAGATGTGGAGCCGAACTTATTAGCGGTAAAACAGAATGTCCCGTATGTTTAGCTCCTGTAAATTGGGAAAGATAAAATTTTTATTTAAGGAGTAAAACACAATGATAAGAGATTTAAGTAATGCTAAATGTAGTTTTGGATATTTTGAGGCAAGCACTGCTATCAGAAGTATAAAAATCCCTAATGACGCAAAAGGTGTAAAAGTTTTTTGCGAAACGGATACGGTTTTTTTTAATGTAGACGCTGATCCGGGAACACCGGGAGACAATACTTTGACCGCAGGCGGATTTGCTGTTGCCGGAATATTGGAGCCGAGAATTTTGCAAGACGGAGTTGATAGAACATTTAGGATAAAAGCTGCAAATACATGTTCTGTATTAATTGAGTTTTGGGGATAAATAAAAAAATGGATTTTACAACATTATTAAAAGATTTTGGTGTTGTTGGTATTTTTGCAATGCTTGTTGTGGCGGTTGCAAAATGGGGTATGAATTACATTGATTCCATTAGACAAGACGCAAAAAACGAAAAAACCGAGCTTATGAATTTTATAACAAAGCAACAGGAATTAGTTAATAACAGTTGGAAAAACATTGAAGAATTGACAGTTGCAATTAAACAATTGTCAGCTGATATAAAAGCACAGGAGCATAAACAACAATGACAGAAAAAGACAGAAAAAGAGTTGTTTTACATGAGATATTAAACAAAGAAGAAGGAACTGTTTTAATTTCTTTTTTAGAAGAAAAAAAACAGCAATGTTTAAACAAAATGTTAAGTTATGAAGATAGTAATAAAATTTTTGCCGAGTATAGCAAAGTTAAAAGTTATAACTTGTTAATACTTGAGCTTTTAAGTATTAAAAATTTAAATAATGAATCAAAGGAGACAGAAAATGCCGGGAATTGAAAACCAAATAAGTAAAGCAAAAAGTGTTGAAGAACTTGAACAGCTTGAAACACAAATAACAGAAGAAAATAAAGATAACGGCGGTAGCAATGATACGCCGCCAAACGCTGATAATAATGATAATGTTGACAACAATGCAAATAACAACGACACAGAAGACAATAACGAAGATAATAACGAAGACAATCAAGACGGTAGCGAAAATAACGACAATGATAATACTGACAATAATGAGGATAATGCCGACAATAGTGATAATAAAAACAACGAAAAAACAAAAAAGAAAACTCCTATTACGGATGATATAAGAAAAAAATATAACATACCGGAAAAGTTTAAATATATCGAAGATGTGGTTGAATGGGGTAGGCAGGCTGAAAAAAGTAAATCTTCGGCGTTGACAGAAAGAAACGATGTAAAAGCTGAAAACGATAAGTTAAAACAAAGACTTGAGCAGTTGGAGCAAGCTGTTAAAAAAGTGGAAGACAAACAGAATGAACCGACTGAAGAAGAAAAACAAAAAATGATTGATAAGTTTAACGAAGAATTTATGAATAATCCTATCGAGGCTATTGAAAATATTGTTAAAAAACTTCAAATTGACGTTAAACCAAAAGATAATAAAGACGAAAAAGCAGAGATTGAAAAACAAAAAGTTGCTTTTGAAAAAAAAGCTCAAGCCGAATGGGATGATATAACCAAAGGTATGAGCCAAGAAGAAAAAGAAGAGTTTGCAAAAGACTGTAAAAAAATAACTGACGAATATCCGGAAATAACATCTTTGTATATAGTAAAGGATATTTTAAAAGGACGTAAAGCTGAAGAAGAAAGAATACTTAAAATAGAGCAAGAAAAGAAAAACAAACAAAAAGTTGCGGCAGCAGCAGCGGCACCAACTAAAACGACTACGAACGAGAACGATATAATTGAAAAGATTAATAAAGTTAAAAACAAAAAAGAATTAGAAGAACTTGAAAAAAGTATGAATTAGAAATTTAAAAATTTGTTTGGCAGATAGCGGGACCTTGTAAGTTTGCTTACAGATAATCCTTTAAACTGCTAACAAAAATTTAAAATAAAAACTCAAAAATAAAAGACCTCTGTTTATTTTACAGAACAATCTTAAATTGAGCGAAGAAGTAAGCAGTAAAAGCAAGATTTTAAGAATTGCAAAAAAAATTAAACGGAGGGATTTTATCATGTCAGTAACAACTACATCCAACTTAAGCCCTTTTGTGCAGGCTTATTATGACAAAAGATTGTTGCTTATGGCAAAACCTTTAATGGTAGCTGAGCAATTTGCACAAAAAAGAACACTCGAACAAGGAAAAGGTAAAACGATATATTTTACTCGTTACCAACCTTTACCTAAAAACAAAACTCCTCTTCAGGAATCGGCAACAGGCGGAATAACCAACAAAGCCCTACAACAGCAGGAAATATCTGCAAATATTAACTGGTATGGCGATGTTGTTGAAATTTCCGAAATCGCTTCTCTTACCGCACTCGATAAAGGTGTAAAAGAGAAAGTTGATATTGTGGCAAACGCATGCGGCGAAACAATCAATAGTTTAATCAATGACGAAATCGGAACAGGTTTTATCAGAAGAAGAGCCGACGCAGACGGAACATATCAAAAAGATGTTGTTTCTACTGCAGCAGGAACAAAAACAACAATTATTTCTTCTTCTTTAACCGAATCAAATGATCACTGGAACGGCGGATATGTAACATTTACAGATCCTACAAAGCCGAACTACGGTATTACCGTAAAAGTTACAGACTTTGACGCTTCAACAGATACTTTAACCGTTGACGCTTTGCCTGTAGCCGTTCCTTCCGGTGCTTCGTTTAGAGTTGTTGTAGGAACAGGTATTGCTGCAACCGATGTGCTTTCTTCTACCGCAATTAAACTTGCAAGAAGAGATCTCAAAAGAGCAAAAGCTATGCCGTTCGAAGATGGAAAATATGTATGTATTGTTGATCCTGACACGGAATACGATTTTATGAACGATTCCGAATGGAAAGATGTTAAGAAGTATCAGGATAAAAAAGATATATACGAAGGCGAACTCGGCGAATGGTATGGAATAAGGTTTGTTTCTGCAACAGAAGTGTATAGAGAATCAGTTGCGGGCGTAGCAAGTGAAACAGGTGCTGTGCACGTAATCACACTTTTAGGAAGAGAAGCATTCGGCGTTGTAGATCTTGACGGAGTAAAGAGAAAAATCATTGTTAAAAATCCTCAAGATTTGGCACAACCTTTGGAAATGACCGGAACGGTAGGTTATAAAGTTCCGTTTGTGGCAAAGACATTGAACGGCGTGTTTGGTGTAAACATCCTTTGCGGTGCAACTGCCTAAACATAACAAAGAGCAAGGGAGATTTTCTCTCTTGCTCTTTTACAAATAAAGGAGATGTAAACAGATGTCAAAAGACAAAAAGATAGCAGAAATAGAAAAACCAAAACAAAGTATTTATTTAGACAACAAAGAAGTAGAAAATATACCCGATTTTAAAGTTAATGAAAAAGTAGTTGTAAAAGGGTATGGCAGAGTTAAAAGCGTTTCGCATTATCAGGAAGAAGACGGAGACAGATACACAATGACGGTAGAGTTTGACGACATAAAAGTTTTAAAAAGTGATTTAAGTAAAATCGAGCAAGTAAAAAGTTTGAAAGAATTAAAACAATTAGAACAAGAAATGTAGAAATAAAAAAAATAAAAAAGGAGACAAGTAAAGATATGGAATTTTTAAAACAGATTTTTATAAATGGCGGATGGGTAATTTTATTTTATTGTTTGGTTAGAATCGGAATTTGGATTGTAAGAAAAACAGAAACAAAGACAGACGATGTTATATTGGATAAATATGTTAATCAGGCTGTCAGTTTTGCGTTAAAAATCATACCGCAAAACTCAAATGTAAATTGGGTTAAGTTTGTTGGTAATGCACTTGGAAAATTTAACGAAGCATACACAAAAGAACAAGGAGACGCTCCGGACATTACAACAATTGAAAAAGCTAAAAAACTTATAGAAGAAATTGCAGATAATATTGAACTTAAAAATATTAAAGATGTGTTAGATCAATACAAAAACAATGAAGATTTTAAATGACTGTTTAGGTTGTGGAAAGTAGGTAAAGCAGGAATTTGTTATTACAAAATCAAAAACAGTCCGTATATGCCAAAAATAGAATTTACAAGCAGGTTATATATGCCAATAAGTAACGAGTTTATAGACGGGAAATTCATAAAACTTACTTGGCGATTTTAAAAAAGAGGTGGTTACAATGGGTTATGAAGACGGAGTAAGAAATACAGGAAGAACAAGAGTAGGCGGCAATAACGGCGGAAACGTAGGAGTTGTTGCTTTAATTGCAATGGGCGAAGAACCGTCAACACCGTATGTAAGAGGCAGCAAATGGTTTTATAACGATAAAATATATACTGCACTTACAACAACAACAAAAGACAGCGGAGTTGATCCTGACAGCAGAATAGCATACTTGTATAACGGAACTTACTATTATTGGAACGGCGAAGAATTACAAGGACAACCTGAAACAAACCTTGTGCATATTACAGGCACCGAAGAGATAACAGGTAACAAAGATTTTTCAGGAGAATTAAAAGCGGTAACTCAGCCGATGGACGATATTAGCAGAAAAGTAGCAACGACGGCTTTTGTGTTTAATCATATAGAACAAGTATATAAAAGTGCTACAAAGTTGGGTGTATTGATTAAATACGATGGAACTATCACAAGACTTGGCGGTGCTACAAGTATGGATTTTAGCCCTTCATCCGATACAGAAGCAGGAACAGACGATTTTAAAGATCATCCTATTTACAGCAAATTTGATTGTATTGTTAATTATAATCCTCAGACACAAGTAAGAACAATGTATGTAGAGGGAACCTATGAGTTTGAACAATACAAAAATAGCGAGGGATGGGATAGATTTGTTGCTAAAAGAATATTTTGGCACAAAAGCCAAATTACCGACGACGGTATTGAAATATGGCTTAGTGATTCGCCTGAGCAAGGTTATGAAGTAGCTCCGGGGTTTAAAGACGACGACGGAAATTTAAAAGAATATATCTATTACGGCAAGTATGAGGTATGTTATCCCGAGGGAGCAGACGACAATGGTTGTTGCGTAAGAAAAGATTGTATTCCTTTAACTTATAAAACAAACCAACAGTTTGAGGCGTTGCTCAGAGCAAAAACGCAAAGACTTATGAACCTAAACGAAATAACCGCCATACAATTACTTGGTATAGTTAAATATGCAAGTTTGAATTGGCAATATTCCGTAGGACAAGGTATAAGCGAGGGATGGAAAGAAACAAAAGTTGCCGTTGCTCAGAGTAATGAAAACAGCATAATAATTTTGGCTACAAATTGGGTTGCAAGTTTGGAACAAGATATTACAAATAATATTGTTTATGTGAATACGTCGTCAACAGGATATAAAATTTCGAGTGTAGAAGATGTTACCGAAACAATAGACGGCGTTGAAACAGCTTGTAAAAAAATAAATATCGATACCGAAATTACTACTACGGTAAACCAAACAATATATTTAGGATTAAGGGCTTCCGGCGGAGCAGACGCAATACTCGGCGACGACGGATATTATACGGCAAACGGAGCAATAACCACAACAACAAGAAGACCTATGAAAGTTATGGGTATATGTGAGTGGTATGCTAACGAAAACAAAGCCGTGGGCGGTATGGAAAACATTGTTGCTGACGGAGTGGCTACGGTATATGTTAATCCAAAACCAAATAACAGCGATTACGCTTACACAAATACGGCAAACAATAAAAATTGGACAGCTGTAGGAAATATAGGAACAAGCGAGGGATGGGATAAAAAGTTTGTAGCTTTAAGCAGCCTTGCTTTATTTGCTTTCTTGCCATCGAATACCGGTGTTACAAGAGTGCAAAACGTAAAATATTTAACCGACGACTACAGTTATTTAACAGCGTCAGCAGGACAAAAGTCGGCTTGGTATGGCGGCTATTGCAGCTACGGGGCGCTTTGCGGGGCTTTCTCTTGGCATTTGGTCGACGGGCTTGACTATGCGAGGCGGTATTACGGTGCCCGCTGTGTTTTACAGTGAGCCTTTTAGAAAAGGGTTGTTAAGGGAAAAAGGCACGCAGTGCCGCCTTTTCCCTTAAAGCTAAAGAAATAAAAACTTGTTCTTTAAATAGAGGTAAAACAGGGATTAATCCCTACGGGTTATACAAAATGGCGGCAATTGCAACAACGGGGCGAATTACGGGGCTTTCTACTGGAATTTGAACAACGGGCTTGACAATGCGAGGCGGAATAACGGTGCCCGCTGAGTTAATATCTTAAAAACTTGGAGTAAAAATATTTTCTATTGTTTGTATAATCCGCACCACTTGGTGAAAATAAGACAACAAAAGGCAGGGTTAGTATTTCGTTTTTAACGAATAGAAAACTCTGAAAGATATAAACACTATAAGAAGTGTAAAAAAAGATAAAAAAACAGGAAATAAAACGAAATGAAAAGAGTTGGAAATTTGATTACCAACGAGAAAATTACAACAGAGTATTGTAAACGGATAATTTTAAAAGCCGCAAAGTTTAAAACTAAAAGAAACAGTGTTAAAAAAGTTTTAAACAATATTGATTTTTATGCGGAAGAATTAAAAGAGATGGTTTTAACACAAACATATAAACCGTCGCCTTATACCGTATGTAATATAGTCGACCAACCGTCAGGCAAGCGTAGAGTATTACACAAACCTGTATTTTATCCGGACCAGTGTATACACCATCTGTTAATTGATTTGGTGTATGACAGATTGTTGAAAAGATTGGATCCATACGCTATTGCTTCAATTCCGGGGCGTGGTATTCATTACGGTTACAAAGCAATTACAAGATGGCTTAATACCGACAAAAAAGGAACGAAGTGGTGCCTTAAATGTGATATTAAAAAATGTTACGACAATATAAAACCGCAGTATGTTGTAGAGTGCTTTAAACGTTTTATAAAAGATAAAAAATATTTAAAACTGTTACAAACAGTAGCATTTAGTATGAAAAGTTTACCGCTTGGAAATTACACAAGTGCATGGTTTGAGAATCTTTTGTTATTAAAATTAGATACAACAATAAGACAATCGGACGGAATTAATTATTATTTGAGATACGTTGACGATTTTATTGTGCTTTCAAGCAATAAAAGAAAATTACGCAGATTATTACCTACCATAGTGGAAATATTACAAAAAGCAGAATTAAAACTTAAACAAAATTGGCAAATTTTCAGAACCAAAGTAAGAGGGATTGATATGCTCGGTTACAGGTTCTTTTATAATTATGTTTTACTTAGAAAAAGAAATTTATACGGATTATACAGAACATTAAAACATTATGTTAAAAAACCGTGTAAATATTGGGCTACAAGATTAAGTTGCAGACTTGGCGGATTAAAATGGTTTAGCAGTTTTAAGTTGGAAAATTACATAAATTCAAAAATAAATTATAGTCAATTAAGGGGGTTGTGTAAATGAGCAAAATAACGGTTGATGTAGTGCCACAAGATAATGTTGATGTTAGACAAACAGATAGATTTACGGAAGTTTTGTTGTTTAAAAATGCGGTTGAAAAAACCGTTGAAACCGAAAACGGACAAAATAAAACCGTATATGAAGTTGACGCAGTAAGATTGATATATCCGAAAGTTGCAAATATAACAAAAGAGAGTATTGTTGCTCATTTTGATTATTATTGGAACAAGGCAATTGAAGCCGATGTAATTGCAAACAAAGAATTAAAAATAAACAGATTAAAAAAGTTGCTTGAGGCGACCGATTATGAAGCAATTAAGTATGGCGAGGGCGTAATAAGCCAAGAGCAGTATGCAGCACTTGCACAGGCAAGAGCCGCATGGAGAACCGCAATAAATGCTTTGGAACAATGCACAACAATTGAACAAATTGAAGCCGTAGAATTTTCAACAAGTATTCCGAAAATAGGAGCATAATGTTTGAAAATATAGAACCTATCAGATTTGACGAGTTTGTAAAAGCGAATAATATTGACTTGGAAAGTTTATCGCTTGATAAGCTGAATGCTTTGCTTAATTATAAATATGAACTTGAAGACAGAGAAAAAAACTACGGAATATGTTATTACCGTCCGCAACCGTATCAGCAAAAGTTTCATAACAGTTTTAAAAAAGTGAGACTTGCTTTAGGTGGCAATCAGACAGGTAAAACAGAATGCGGATGTGCCGAAGATATAAGAATTGCGTTAGGACTTGGTAATACAATTGAAAAAATGAAGTGCAGACCGCCATATAAATTAAGAGTATGTGCGAACGATTTAGACAAAGGTATTCAAGAAGTTATTGTAAGTAAATATCAAAAATTGATTCCGCCCGAAACATTAAAAGGAAGACCTGCAAAGTATTCGGGCGGACAATGGAAGAAGATATATTTTAAAAACGGTTCTACTATCGAACTTATGAGTTATGAACAAGAAACCGATTTATATGAAGGTTGGACAGGACACGGATGTCATTTTGACGAACCGCCGCCACAGGATAAATATACGGCTACAATAAGGGGTTTAATGAGATTTGACGGAAAGGTATGGATTACGGCAACTCCTTTAAATGAACCTTGGATATATGACGAGATTTATTTAAAAGGTTTGCATGGCGACAAAGATACCGATGTGTTTGAATTTTCGTTGTTTGACAATATTTATTTGACAGATAAAGCAAGAGAATTTTTTATAAGCCAAATACCGGAAGAAGAAAGAGAAGCAAGAGTTTACGGCAAATTTAAACATTTGTCCGGGCTTGTTTATAAAGAGTTTTGTGCCAAACATATAATGAAAAGTTTTGATATACCTGAAAATTGGGTAAGAATTTGTGCTATGGATTATCATAGCCAAAAAGATTGTGTTGTTGTGTGGGTAGCAATTGACGAAAAAGACAGGGCGTTTGTTTACGATGAACTTGTTACAGGCGGAACGGTTAAAGAGATTGCCGAGAAAATTGTAGCCAAAGAACAAGAAACAGGCGGACCTGCCGAGTATAGATTTATTGATTCTATTTCAGCAACACCTGACAGAATATCGGGAAGAAACGCACAGAGAGAGTTTGGAGCTGAAGGACTAAGATTAAAATGGAACCTTGTGTTTAGATCTTCTACAAAAAATTTCGTTGTAGGTAAAAATGCGGTATGTGAATATTTGCATATAAACGCTAACGGCGAACCGAATATGTATTTTTTCGGAGATAAATGCAAACAACTTATAAGTTGTATGGGTAAATATGTATGGAGCGAACCGAACAGACAAACGGCAATTAAAGAAAGACCTAAAAAAGTTTATGACGATTTGCCTGACGCTTTAAGATATGCACTTGTATTGAAAATTAAATATAAACACGGTAAAGCGTTTAGAGCTATTGAGCAAGATAATTATGTTTATAATTCGGGTAGTGTTACCGGTTACGGGTTAGGACAATAAGGAGAAAAAAACATGAATAAAGAAAAATTACACCAAAAGGCTTTGAATTTTGTTTTAACTACTTTTTCAAGGTATTCTGAAAGATCAGAAACCGAACAAAAGTGGATTGATTACGATAAGCTATATAACAATAAATATTCTAAAAAAACTTATGTCAACGGTGTAGCCAACTTGTTTGTGCCCGAAACAAGAAAAGCGGTAAGAACTTTATTGAATTTTTGCGACGAATGTTTGTTTGCAAAAAAACCTAACTTTAAGTTGCAAGGTGTAGGCGGACCGAATGACGAAAAGAAAGCCGAAATAAATACAAAAATTTTAAATTTACAGCAACAGAAAATAAACTTTAGAACAAAAGTAAGACGTTTTTTAGAAACAGCAATTATTAACGGAACGGCAATAGCTAAAGTGAGCTGGGTGCAAAAAAAGAAGTATGTATTAAAAAATATAGAAGACAGAAAAGGTATTATGGGTATTATTAAAAGTATAGGAACAGGCGAGTTTTTTATACCGAAAGTTAAAAAAGATAGTGTTCCTATTTACGATAATATAGATTTTAGCGTGCTTGAACTTGAAAATGTGTTTTGGGATTTTTACAGAAAATGGGAAGAACAGGAAGCTATTATTGAAAAAATACCGAATGTAAGCGAAAGCGATTTAAGAATTATGGCTAAAGGTAACGACAGTTATTTTGGAGTTGAAGAGTATTTACAACGCCATGAAGCCGGTATTACAGAGCCTGACGTTACTGAAAATTATGCTCATACCGCTGCCAGTGTAGGAACGGGCGACACAATGAGAGTCGATAAAAAAAGACATGAGTTGCTTGAATGTTGGTGTAATTTTGATATTGACGACGACGGTATAGAAGAAGAATGTATTATAACCGTTATAGATAAAAAACAGGTAATAAGATGTGAATTAAATCCTTATGATATTCAGGAAAAGCCTTATGTGCTTTTTAAGTGGGAAGATATTAAAAAAGCCGAAAGTATAGGGATGGGCGTGCCCGAGCTTGCAAAAGAAAGTCAACTCGCATTAAATGATTTTATGAATCAATTTATGGACGATTTGACTATGATACTTGATTGTATGATGGTTGTGGACGCTCAGGCAGGAATACCTGAATCGGAATTAAAATCAAGACCGAGAGGTATTATGCACAGTCAAACAGGTAAAGACGGCGTAACATTTGTAAGACCGCCGAATGTGTCCGAGGCTGCGTTAAGAGGAATACAGCTAACCAAAAACGATATTATGACAGTTACGGGAGCTTCTGCAAATTTACAAGGATTGCCTGCAAGATATGATACAACGGCAACGGAAGCTAACGCAATAAATAATTCTTCGCAAAGAGAAATATTTACAAAACTCAGAACATTCGAAGACGAAGTTATAAAAGCGTATTTACGAAAAGCATACGGCTATAATTTGCAATTTATGAGCACAAACGACGTAAAAAAGATAATAGGAGCCGAAGCGTTTGGGGCTTATGTTGCTGCAATGAATATTAAGATTAATGACGATTACGATTTAAGTAAGGTGTTAATGAGCGATTTTGATTTTATACCACTTTCGGTAAGCGAGACAGAAAATAAAGTTGTAAAAGGGCAACAGTTAATGAACCTTTACAATATGGCAATTAAAAGTCCGGGCGGTATTTGGAATATTACAGAGCTTGCCAAAAAGATTGCCGAAATATTAAATGACGGCGACCTTTCTATTATTTCAAAAGAAGTTGATAGCCAACTTGTAAGTCCGCAAGACGAAAATATTTTAATGAGTCAAGGAGAAACACCGTTTGCAAAACAGCAAGAAAATCACGTTGCTCATATTCAGGCACATGAAGCAGTTGAGCTTAATCCCGCTTACGAACCGATAAGACAAAAACATATTGAGGAGCATGTAAGATATTTGCAGTTGCAACAACAGCAGCAACAACAACTTATGCAACAGGAAATATTAAGACAGTTGATGGGCGCACAAAAGCCGCAACAGGCAGGGTTACCACCGCAGGAGCAACCTAATTTTGCTCCTAAAGGTATGACGGAAGAGCAAGCCGCACAAGTGCCGGGCATGGTAGAAACTCCGGTAAGTTTACAGTAAGGAGATAATGTATGCAATGGAGCGAAATTTTAGCAGAAATAAAAAGAAGTTTAAAAGAACCTGAAACAGGCGGACATTGGACAGATAGCGAACTTTTAAGAAGAGCTAATTTAATACAAGCCGATATTTGCAGAAAAACAGAATTGTTATTAAAAACAAATACGGTAAGTTTTAACGCTATAGCCGAAAACTATTCTATTCCTGCAGATTGTTTAAAAGTGGTTGCCGTTGTGTATGAAAATAAAAGACTTATGGGAACTACAGCACAACAGCTTGACGATATGTGTATATTTAATTCAAAAGTATGGAGAGAAGAAACAGGCGAACCTAAAGCATATTATCAAGAATTTAATGTTATAAATTTAGTGCCGAAACCTCAAGCGGCAAGCGATATAACGTTACATTATATAGGTGTTGCCGATAATATGGTTGATTCTACAGATAAACCGTTTAATAATACGGAACAATTACAAAGTGCTTCGCAAGCGATTATTGACGGAGTAATTTACAGATGTATGCTTGAAGACGGTAATATTGCACTTAGCGACAGATATAACAGTTTATATTTGCAAGATTTAAAAGATATTAAAGATTTAAAATTTAAGATTGACGCAGTAACCGAATTTACTATTGCAAGACCGAGAGGTTAAAAAATGGAAACTAAAGTTATTGATAATTTTTCAAAAGGGCTTATTTCAAGGTTACCGGCTGACAAAATAAGCGACAATGCTTTTAGTGATTGTTGTAATATAGATTTGTCGGACAACTATTTACCGAAAAGCATTAAAGGTAAAATTAAAGTAAACGGCACTTTACTTGATAATAAAAGCTGTATGGGTTGTGCCATTTACAACAGTAAAGTTGACGGCAGTTTGCTAATTGTGGCTTGCGGCGGATATTTATGGTATAGTCCGCTAAACAGAGACAATTTTAACAAAATTAAAATAAATAATAACGGAACCGACGAAGATGTTTTAATAGACGAAAATGTAAGAGTGAGATTCGCTCAATACAACGACCGCTTATTTGTGTTTACAGGAAAATATCCGGTAATTGAAAACGAAGATTTTAATAACGCTTGCATACTTGTAATTTACAGAAATAAAGCAACTTACTTAAACAGAGATAATTTTTACGGCTGGTTAAGCAATAATGACGGAAATGTATATTATACTTTAAGTGATAATCCATCAAGCGGAGCCGTTATTTTTAGCGACCTTTACAGAACAAAAATACAATATACAGTATCAAGTGTAAGCGGAACAACTTTAACAGATAGCGGCGGAGTAACATATACAAGAACAGAAACATCTGATTGTGTAAATAATAATGTTCCGCAAGGATTAAGAATCGGCTTTATACATCAGGAGAGACTGTTTGGACTTGGCAGTATAGAAGACGATAACGGAGTATATTGGAGCCAACCGTATGATCCTGTAAGATGGACGCCTGTTTACGGGCTTAATTATGATACTGTGGGTAAAGACGACGGAGAAAAGATTACAGGCGGTGCTTCGTTTGGCGGTGCTTACATATACATATTTAAACAACATCACGTCTACAGATATTTAACAAACGGAGATATAGACCAGTGGACAAGTAATAAAGTTGATACAACTTACGGAACCGTAGCTCATGAGACAATAAGACTGTTTAACGGGTTTTTAACATATTTGAGTCTTGACGGAGTAGCACAATTAAACGGTAATACTGCCGTATTAATAGACGAACAAATACAGGATAAGACAAAAAATATATCTGTAGCAACCGGAACGCAAATTGAAAGAAGCTATAAGAAAAATAGTAATTGGGATAATACCGGAGCAACTACAAACGGTATTGTTACATTGTTACCGCAAGGAATAAGAAGAATAACTAACTCTGTATATTTTAGCGAAACCGGAGTATGGACGCAAAAAGAAAGCGTCGGTAAGTTTTTGGATGTAACAGATACTGTTTTAAATTGCGGCATAAGAACGGATTTTGAATCGACTGCAAGTAGCAGCGATACGAAAAATATTTTATCTTATACCTCTACAGGTAGTGAAGTTATAAGAAGAGGTTTTTGTTTTAAAATCGAACCTAAAATAAAAAATTGGAATTTGCAAGATGTGCAAATATACATAACATCTAAAAGTTATAACAACAATACAAAAGACGGATATGTGTTTTTACAACTTAGAAAAGGAAGTTATAACGGTCAAGTTGTAGCCACAACAGCAAACAAAGGGTATGATTCTATATCTGTTAATGCTTACAACAGCTTTAGTTTCAATAACGTTGCTATGGAAGCTAATACAACTTATTGGGTATGCGGTAACGGCGGAGCAAGTGAAAGAGTTAGCGGATATGGATGTCAATTTATTGTAAAATTAGCAACATATTCTCATAACGGAGACGGTTATTATGCCGATACACTGCAAAATCAAAGCCCGTTATTAAAGTATAACACAAATATAGATTTAGCCGATTATACTTATAAAAGTGCCGAGATAGATTACGGAGCAACAGGATTTACGATTAATAGATTACAATTAGCGGCTGACGATACTTATAGCGGATATACGATAAAAATTTCGGTTGCGAATTATCCTACAAGCGTAGAACATTGGAGCGATATAGACAGTGCTTATATTACAGAATATACAATAACAAATTTATCCGATATATCTTTAAACATAAATAATGCTCACAGATACGTTCGTTATAAAATAGAGTTTACAAAAGGGTTTTTCGGTTTAAGATGGTTTATTTTTTGGACGCTCGGAAGTTATAGTTATATAAGTGAACCTATAAAAATAAATACCGTAACGCCTCAGGCTTGGGGAATAAGCGAATTTACAAGAATAGAAAGAGGATTTTATTCAGGCGTAGCAACCGTATATATGAGAAGCGGAGCAGATTTAACAGATTTAAGTAATGCTACTTGGTATGAAATAGCTAACGGCGAACAAGTGCCGAATGATATTACACTTAATATTTATATTCAATTTAAAGTAACGTTTCCTGAGCTTTGTGATAATTTTGTCAATGATTTAAAAGTAACATATTACACAAGCGAAAACATAACCAAAGTATGTGCGATTGTTTATAAAGATAAATACAGGTTAAATATTCCGCAAGATAAACAATCGAGCGACAACGCTATTGAATGTGTTTATGATAAAGCCGGATATTGGACAATTAAAGATAACGAAAATAATTTTGATTATTGCAAAAGTAACGACGATTTGTTTGCAATAAGTGCTACAGAAGGACAGGTTTATAAAAAAGAAACAGGATATAAAAACGACGAAAGTAATTATATAAGTTATTTTGTAACAAAAAAGTTTGCTTTAAGCGATTTTGAAAACTTGTTTAGAAAAATAAAAACAAGATATATCGCAAGCCAAAATATAACCGTTGGAGTAAGTGTAAACGACGGAGAATACGTTAATTATGTTTTAACTTATAAAGATGTTTTAACGGAAATAATTAAGACGTTGACGGGTATCGTAAGAGGACAAACAATAAAACTTAAATTTAGTTGGCAAGCTGAAAATCAAACAGAAATTCATGATATTGTTTTGTATTGGCAAACTTTAAGAGAGTTGAACAGAGGGTAAATATGAAAAAACCTTATAATGTATCTGACGATAAAATCAATACTTTGTTTAATATTCTGTTTAATCAGGCACAGGATAAAAATTTTAAAGTATTTGATAATAAGACCGATAAAGAAATTTTATCTGTTTTGGAAAACGGAAATGTAGGATTTAATAATGTTAATGGAAATATTTATATATGTATAAATGTTAATGGCGTTTTATATAAAAGAAGTATAAGTCAAGAAGTGGAACCTATAGAACCAAGAGCATATATAACACAAACATATAGAAACGGAACAGATTGGTATAGGGTTTATTCGGACGGATGGAAAGAACAAGGCGGAACAGCAACAGCAAACACAACAAGAAATTTTCCTACGCCTTTTACAACAACAGATTACACAATAGTTGCAACATTAATCAATACAGGTATCGATGAGGCGGTAGATATTAGAACCCACAGTAAAACCGATTTTAAAATAGGAAACGATTATAATGCAAGTTGTTATTGGTATGCCTGCGGTTATTAAGGAGAAAAAGTTATGATAGGAACAAAAATACAAAAACCTATAAAAGATAATTTTTATTATGCAACCGTAGCAAAATGGTGCGACGAAAACAATGCTCATATCGAAGATAAGGGCGAATATTACGAAGTTGTGCGAAATAGCGAACCTACGGCAGACGAACAAATTGCAGTATTAGAAAAACAAATAGAAAAAATAAATATAGATATGCTCAGAGATATATTAATTATTGACGACGACGAACAAACGACAGAAAGAAAAGAAGAAGCAAAGCGGTATTTAGCACAAAAGAAAATACAAAAAAATGATTTGATAGAAAAAATAAATAAATTAAGAGAGGTGTAATTATGGCTTTACCAGTAGCAGCATTAGTAGCAGCAAATACTTTAAGCGGTTTTCTTGACGGTATGTTTAGCGGTAAGGCACAAAGCAACGCTAATAACAGGCAGGATAAAAAAGACGCAAGAGCAAGAGGATATTTAGAAGATTACGGATACGAAGGTTATACAAGTCCTTATGAAGATTTTTTTAATAATTTGATTTCGACTTACGGTAGTGGAACATTGACAAAAGGACAAGAAGATCAGTTAAACCGAGCAGCTGCAGAGGGAGCTTCGTCTATTGCTACGGTTATGGCAAACAGAGGCGGAACCGTAGGCGGACAGATTGCAGCAACACAAAAACTTAATAATGATTTAGCAAGTCAACGACTTGCATTAAGCGATCAAAATGTGGCTACAGCTTTAAATGCAGCTAACATAAGAGATCAGTTTAATTTAAGCGATTGGTTGAATCAACAGCAAGCCGGTATGAGGCAAAAAGAGTTATTAGCACAATATGCTTAAGGATAATATAAAAGAATAAACAGGGGGAGCAATATGTCTAATTATGCAAACGAGTTAGGTTTTGCAAAAGCATTTAGAAATTTATCGGGTATGTTAAATTTATTTATACAAAATCAATTAAATAGAGATAATGTTGCTGACGACAGAGCGTATCAGGATAAGACCTATGAACAGAAATTAAAAGACGCTATAGTAACAAGTATGATGACTAACGCTTTAAAAGGTAATGCGGATTTATACGAGAATAATCTTGTAGCAGGAGAGCAAACAGTTATACCTGAACAAACAGTTGCAAAAAAAAGTTTTACAACGGTTGCTACACCTCAAGAAAGTCAACAGAGAATAGACAAGATAGATATAAGCGATTTCGGCAGGTTAAGAAACAACGGTTTAAGATATGTGCCGAAAGAAGATGTAACAAGCGGAAGTAACTATATGGTTAGCTTAGACGACCAAACCGCAAAAATTTTAAATACTGTTTACAATACAAAATATAAAGCAGGGCAAAGAGTGCCTTATAATTTATTATCCGGACTATCCTCTTTAACTACTAACCAAAGAAGACAGGAAAACGCCGGGGTAATAACGCCTAAGGAAGCAATGAATCAATTGAATAAATGGCGAAAAGGGTTCGATCCATACGGAAATAAAAGCGACGAAGATGTTTTAGTTGGTATGGTAGAAGATTCGATTGCTAACGGTTATTTAAGAGCAAGCGGATTGTATGACGATGTATTGAAAAAATATAATACGATAATCAAAAACAGACAAGATTCTACAGGAACCAAAGAAGACGATGGCGGATTTTGGAGCAGGATGTTTGGAAATAAAAAAGAGAAAAAACAAACAACAAACAACAACGACGATTTAAGACAAAAAGCAATTGAACAATTAAAAGCACAAGGTTATAAAGTTACCGAAGACAATATAAATAAAGTTATTGCGGTTTTAAAGAAAAACAAATAAGAGGTTTATTATGCTTGATTTGAGCGGATTAAACTTAGAAAAAGAAGATAAAAACAAAATAGATTTGAGCGGATTAAACTTAGAGAAAGAAGATAAAAGCGAAATGGATTTATCCGGGCTTGGTTTAGAAAAAGATAAAAAATCCGTTACCGATATATTAGAAGCTGCAGGCAGTAAGTTGTATGACGGAGTAAATAAAGTTATAAGCCCTGCGGTTAATGCTGCAAAAAATATCGATACCGTTACAGATACAATTAAAAATACGGTTAATCCTGTTAATGTTATTAAAAATATCGCAAACAGTTCTATGGTAAAAGAATATAACAATACAGAGCCTATTTTAAGAGCAAGAACAGCCGAAGACGATAAAGCTAAAACAATTTATGAGCCTGATAGTTTTGATATTTTAGGAAATAAAATAGCTGTCGCCTCTGCCGGTGGCAGTGTTAAAAACATCGAAGAGTTAAAAAAATTAAAAGATAAACAAGATTTTGCAGTGTTATCGGCACAATTGCCTACACTTGCTTTAACCGGTGCAATGCCTGTAACTGCCTTGGCAGGGTTTGCGGGGTTGCAACAGTTAAAAAATTTGATAGTAACAAAAGCTAAAGGCGAAAAATATTCTCCTATGCAAATAAGAATGTTGGCTGAAACGTTACCTGAAGATACTAACGAATACATAAAACTCGGAGCGAGCTTATTGGAAGCTGTAGGAGATACCGCTGTTATAGGTGCTGGTGTAAACAAGTTTAAAAAAACTTTGTTATCTGACGCAGCAAATAACACAATTGACAAATTGAAGAAAGCAGGCTACAAAGTAAGTCCGGAGCAGGAAAAACAGTTTAAAACCGCTATAGATAAAGCAGCTAAAAATATAAGCCCGGATGACGCTGTAGCAATAAATATCAAAACCAAAATGGCAAAAATTCCGCAAGCAGAAAAACCGATTAATACAGATGTAAACATTGAACCGGGGCGAATTGAAACAGGTAAAAACATTGTTAAGGTTAATTCAGATGTAAACATTAAATATAACGATACTTTGGAAAACATAACAAAGCAAGTAAAAAATACAGAAGCAAGTATTATAAGACAAAGATTAGCAAATGTAATTGAAAATCCTACAGAAGAAACATCGAAGAATTTGCCGAGCAATATAAACAATAAAGAGTTCGAACCTGTAAAAGGAAATATTTATAAAATAAATAATTCGAGTTACGGAATATATATAGGAGAAAAGAACGGATTGTTAGGGTTTATTACTTACGGAAACGGTATAAATTATATAAGTCCGAATAATGTGTTGGTGGATGTGTCAACAAATTATCCGCAAGTTATTGAACAACCTATTGAAAACATAGAAACAGAACAAACAGACAGTATTATTAATGACGATAGTAATATCGATACATCGTTTAATCCTGCCGAGTGGGATGAGAATTATGCCAAACAATTGGAAGATGAGGCAAGAGCAAAAGAAGAATACGAACAAATGATTATCGAAGAGTTAAAACAAGATGGAGCTATACCTACAATTAAAAGCGAAAAACAAAGATTAAAAGATATGGGTATCGGTAGAATTGTAAGACCTAAAAAGGGCGATCCAAATTATGGAGAGTATGAACATTTAAGTCCGAGAATAAGAAGAGAATTTTTTTATGACGAAAAAGATGGTATTATAAATAATAAAGGTTATACGTGGGATCAAGCCGAGCATACTTTGCAAGAAGCAACAGGCAACGACAACGCAAGTATTTGGGAAGAACTTGAAAGTATCGACAGAATTGTAGGCAAATATGAAGATTTAGGGCTTGCCGTTGACGGAAAAACAAACAACGAACAAATAAAGGCAACAAAAAACATCGAAGACAGTGTAATACAAAATGATACGTTACAAAAAATAAATTGCCCTATAACAAAACCTGTTGATTCCGTGCAAATAACGATTACGCCTAATGTAATAAAATATAGTGATTTACATAAAAAAGCTAAAGCAGGAGATTTAAAAAGTGCTTACGAATTAGTGGACAAAATATTTGATACTAACGGCAAAAGTGCAAGTGTAGCAAAAAATATACAAGGCAAAATCGAACAATTAAAAGCATTAAAAGAAAAATATCCTAATGCTGTAATTGTGCCGTTATGGTCCATAGAAAAAGCAGGTAAAAACAAAATTCCTTTAGCTTATGCCGGTAAAATTAGACGAATTACAGGATTAAAATTATACGATAAGATTAAACAAATAAACAAAACTTATCATACCGGTTCGGGAGCGATGTATAGAATAGTAGACAAGGCAATGTTTAGCGGCGAAGTGGTGCCTAATTTACAATATATTTTAGTGGACGATATATTTACAATGGGAGCAAATATAAACGAGCTAAGAAAATATATTGAAAGAAACGGCGGAACCGTTGTAGCAACGAGTTGTTTAGGAGCAGGACAAGGCGGAGCAAATATAGGGGATGACAAAAACGCAAAAATATTGTATAATAAGTTTAGTAAGGGGGCAGTGGATGATTATGTCAGAAAAAACAATATCGCAGAATCCTCAGAAGAGCTTACAGAGCTCCAAGCTCGACAGCTTATCCAGCAAGCCGAACAGGCTGATAACACCGCAAGAATCGATGGAGATGGACAAAGAAATGGAAGAGTGGAAAGCGTTGGAGAAATCACAGGGAGCGAAGTTTTACGGGGAAGAGTAACCGCCGACACTTTAACCGAACTTGAAAATAAGCTCGGTAATCTTCTTATAGACAAATTCTTTCAACAAGAAAACCTTGCAAATACCGCAAGAGAATTTACCAGTGAACAGGCAAAATATTTATCTAAATTCAAAAATCTTAAATCGATTAAAAACAAAGCAGACGAAGTAAAAAAAGAAATTGAAAAAGAAAACGGTTCTGTAAATTTATCCTTAGGCGGTAAAGGCAGAGCCGCTTATAGTTCCGCACTTAAAACCGATGTAAAAATAAAAAATAACGAAACACCAAAAGAAAAAGATTTTAAATTGTATCAAAGAACTTACGATTTGGCTAAAAAGTATATGGTAAGCAATATTGCCGAAAGCAAATACAGACCTAAAAATACTTTGGGAGTGTATTATAATTACGGTAGCAGAAAAGGCAATATTTATTTAAACAGTTTACTTAATGTAGATGTGGTTGCTCATGAGCTTGTGCACGCTATTGACGACCAACAACAAATTATTACAGACCTTTACGATAAAGGATTTACAGCAAATACAACATATAAAGGCAAAAGAGCGTTTACGACCTTTGTGCCTGATATAAACACTTTTGAAGGTAAAGCAGCTGCAGAAATATTGAAAGCATGTAAAGACTTATATCCTGTAGATATTTCAAAACAAAGTGTAAAAAACAGATTGGCTGAAGGACTTGCTACAATAATCCAACATTCGATAATTAATCCGGATATGATAGAAAATTTATATCCTAACGCTTATAAGTGGGCTATGGGTAACGATACTTTACAATCTTTTAGAAATGACGCAAGACAAATTGTTGTTGATTATGAAAGTTTAAATCCTGTAGAACAACTTACAACCGAGATATATGATAAAGCTCAAAAAGTAAAAGATAAAACAAAAATTCCGCTTGGGGTAAGAATCGATAGTCAATTATTTGATAGTGAAGCCGTATTAAAAATGCTGGACAAGGATTTGTATTTAACAGCAAAAGGATATAGAACCGTTTTAAAAGGTATATTAGAAAACAATTTAACCAACAAAAAAGGTAAGATGTATATAATTGATAATCACGGCAATCCGGTAAAAGTGAGTGATACTGTTAATTGGAGAACATTAATTGAAGATGTGCAAAAAGCACAAAGTGAGTTTAACGGATATTTAGTAGCAAGGCGTTTTGTGGCTTGGTATGATATGCGAGATAAACTTGCAAACGGGCTTGTGATTAGTGGAAACAATTTGAAGAAGCTGCAAAAAAGATATGACGAAGTAAGCAAAAAAATTAAAGAGCAGGATTTTTATAACATACACGATCAAAAAACAACGTTTCAATTGGAACAAGATTTAAAAAGAGAAATTGACAAACTTACAAAAAAGATTGAACAAGACGGTGCAAAGTTGCAAGAGTTGCAAAGTATTCTTGCTAAAAGCGGAAAGAATGAAGAAAAAATTAAAGAGGCGTATAAGTTTTTAGATAATACACAAAACAGAGAACTTGCAAAAAAATATGACTTTTTAATGAAGTGTAATTTAACCGTATTAAGAACAGCAAAGTTAATTGATAAAGATATGTATAACGAGCTTGTTGCTAATTACGGTTATGCTCCGTTTAACAGAGTAGCTTATAATGAGCTTACCGGGGATGGTAAAGAGTTTGTTGAAAAAATCGGAGCAAAAAACGACGTTATTCCAAAAATAGTATCTTCGAACTGGAATATTAAAAACTTAAAAAAGATTGAAGGTAGCGAGTTGCCTATTCTTTCTCCGTTATACTCTTCGATACAACTAATGAAAGAAGCATATAAGAAAAGTTATAAACAGTTGATAGCTAACAGAATGGGCGAAATTGCCGAGTTATATCCGGACCTTATGCAAAAGGTTCCTTATACAAAAGGAGACGAAAAAAATAACAGTAAGCTCGTTGTAGTCGGAACTAACAGACAAACTGGTAAAGATATTAAACAAACTTTAGAAATGGATCCGTTTGTTAAAAAGGTTTGGGATAGTTTGATTGATAATTATCAAATGAGCTTAATAGAAAAATTGATGGTTGCTCCTGCAAAGTTTTTTACATTAATGACTACAGCGGAAAATCCTGTTTTTGCAACAACTAACTTTGCAAGAGATCAGATAACGGCAGCTGTTAATTCTGATATGGGATATGTTCCGTTTTTTTCTCCTTTAATGAGTTATGTGAAATGTAGACAAAATCCTGAATTAAAACAGTATTATGACGAATATAACGAGTTGTTTGGAGATAACAAAGCTCTTATTACAAGTTTGGATGAAGTTAATCCGGACGATTTAGCAGAAGCGTTTAAAACAAATACTTTAAGTAAAATTTTCGGCGGAGCAAGAAAAGTATTATCGTTTTTACCGAATCTGTCTGAAGTTGTTACAAGAAGAACGGAGTATGTAAAAGCAAGAGCGGCGGGCTTTGATATTATTACGGCTAAAAGAATGGCTGACGAAGTTTCGGTCCCGTTTGGCGATAGAGGTTTATGGGGTGGCGGATTCGGCAGATCTTTATTAAGGTCGGTTCCATATATGAACGCTTCTCTTCAGGTAATAAGACAAGGTGTAAGAAGTTTGCTTACAACAAAAGGAAATAATTTATTAGAAAGACGTAAAGTTGTTAATTTACAACAAAACAATAAAGGTGTTTATGAATACAAAGAAAAAAATAAATTCTTAAAAACATTGTTTGCCATGATAGGTTATGGTATATTTCAGTTTGTTGTTTCGTTGTGGTGGGATAATATTAAGGATGAAACAAGAAAAAATCTAAAAGAACAGTTAAATCCTGCTCAGTTTTTGAGATTTGCTTATCTGCCGTTTGGATTAAATAATACGGATTTGTTAAGGTTGCCATGGGAGCAATTGTATTCTTTTCCTGCTGTTATAGCTGCAATGATTCATGACGAAATTAAAAACGAGTATGATTACAAATTGAGCGAATACGCAGAAACTTTAACAGGCGGAGTTATTCCGGATAATTTTAACGTTGTTGTTCCTTTACTTAAAACCTTAATTGAAAAAGATAATTCAGGATGGGAACAATTGATGTATAGAAATTTTCCGCAGATAGTAAAAATAGGATTAATGCTTGGCGGCGGGAAAAAGACTTATCCGACGTTGCAAGATATTGTTCCGAAGTATTTGCAAAAGAGAGAAAAAGCATTACAGTATGACGAAAAAACAAGTAACATTGCAAAGTTTTTAGGTAAGCAATTTAATATTGCTCCGATTAAAATAGATTATTATATTTATAATGTAGCGGGGCAAGTTGGGAGTATTCTTGAAAAAGGTGCTGAATTTATTTTTGATAAATTGTCAGGTAAAACACAAACAGACCTTGCCGATTTTGTTACCGGTAATGTTTCGGAAAAAGAAAAGGCATTTAGAAAATCTGTTATACCGTGGCTACAAGAAAGTTATTTTATTTACGGGCGAGAAATGCAACAATTTTATGACGAAAGAGAAAGGTTTGAGGCTTTGGAAAAATCTTATAAAGAAGGTTTGAGAAAATTGACATCTGAAGAGCTGAATTATTTAAGGTTACATTCTCCGTATATAAAAGGTATTAGCAAGAAAATAACGGCGTATAATAAGTTTGTTAAAAATTCTACGGATAGCAGAAAAAAATTAACCTTTAAACAGCAAAAGGATAATGAAAAAACAAAAATACAAATGGAAAACGAAATTGTAAATATGCTACGCAAGTATAAAAAAGCGGTAAAAAAAGCCGCTTAAAAACAAAAGAATATAAAAAAGACTATTGTTTGTTTTACAATAGTCTTTTTTTTGTGTATAATATTTTTTGTGGTAGTTAAAGATATTTAATTTGGGTAAAATTTGGGTAAATTTTATAACGTTTTGGAAAGGTTTGGAAAGGTTGAAAAAGGTTGAAATTTATTCAAAAATCAATAAAAAGTCGTGTAAAACAGTATTAAAAGAGTGGAACTGCTGC